GGCAGAAGACGCACCATTTCCTGCTATCAAACAAGACCAATTATTTTACTTGAATAATGTTGGCGTAGGAGTTCCACCTCCGCCATAAATATAATCTTGGCATAGTGTATACAATGTTCGCTCCGTCCATGTCTGATATTAAGGCTCTTGCTGTTAGGCGGTTTGGCAAGGCTAAGGTAGATGAGGTGATGAAGATGAGACCGATTATGAAAATCAATCGTCCTCCCATGCCAGGAAAGTTTATGAAGATTTCCGATGGAGCCAAAACTGCCATCGAGAAGATGGCTATGTAAAATACCAGCCAAGTAGAAATACTTTGTTATTAAATGATTTTCTCCCGCATTGGATTGCCCGAGATTTCTCCCAGTTTTATCCTGGATATCTCCCAGACCAGTATTTTCATGGTTTTCATTCAGTTTTCTCCTGAATTTATGATATAAAGTTATAAAATTTAAATTTTATAACCTCTAAGCACTCAGTTTTATTCATTTTATTGTCATTTTGTCATTTTATTGTTGATTATGATGTCATTTAAGATTTATACTACTATAGTATCGTTGAATTCTCAATTCGTTTTCTCCTGGTTTTCTCCCAGCCTATTTGAGGATGTACGACTTCTGTGTTCCAGAACCATGACTCATAAATTCTGCGTCCTCTTTCATTTCCTCCTTGACATCACCATACTTATCAGAGAGAAAGATGTGGCGGAGCATACTAGCACCAACCTTCTTACCAAGAATTCTGTTGAGAGCCTTTGTGATAACATTGCTCGAGGTTCTCTTGGTATCCTTTTGGAATAAGAGGAAGTCTCCCGCCTTGAGACCAGTCAGGTCGAGATACTGCCTGAAGATGGTCTTCATCTTAGCAGGTATCTCAATCTCCTCCGAGCCACCTTTGCTAGTCTTGAAGTTGTTAAACATATAGACTCCTTTGTCAAGGCAAACATAGTTAAAGTTCTTATCAGTTCCCATCCCAAACTTCATCATGTAATAATCGGCATTGCGTCTCGGAGGCTGGAGAACATAGAGCGAGAGAAGCAACCAATCCTCAACCATCTTATGCTCCTTCTCGGTAAGTTTGGTTTTGTTTTCAATAGCGTTAACCTTCTCATCGAGTTCCGCATGTTTGGATACGACTTCGTCTTGGCTCATCCAGTTTGCCTTCTGAGTTTCGCTCTTCTCACCGAGTGCCTGTTTGTCAGCGAAGATGCTACGCTCCTTCATAAACATAGTCTTGTATTTCTCATTCGCCTTCTTGCTAGAAGCATCAGTCTGCCTATTCAGTACCGCTACGATACTGGCTACATAAGACTTACGAGTGTTGTCATTCTGAATGCTTTCCAGTTTCCCTTTTATGGCATCCACCTTTTTGAGAAACGCTAAACTAGTGAATGGCTCATTGTTATTCAAAATCCTTAACTTCGTTAAATACATTTGGATAGTCTTCTGACTAAGACCATCGAGTTGTTTTTCCAACTTGGCTGAAAATGCTTGGCTCATTATATATATACTTAATATATATAATTATTATTTCGTTTTCTCCTTAGACTCCACTTTCTTTTCCTTGGTCTTGTAATCCTCCTGTTGGGGAAAATAATCCTCCGCCCAAATCACCAATGCCTTCGATTCCTACTAAACTTGTAGACGCATCGGGAGGCAATCCACCGAGACGACTAGGAACTCCCATCATAATCCCCTGCTCTCTAATAGCACCTCCGCCAGGAAACAATGCTCCATAACCAATCACAGGCGGAGCAGACATTCCACCTCCCATCATCGTCATCGCACCACTTTGCTTAAATCGCCTATCGGGTGTGCCTTTCTTTGTCATACGAATATTCGTTGGGATAAATGATGGTTGCTCTATCGGCGGTAGTTCATCTAATGGTTCTTCTTTCATTTCTAACTTAATATTCATGGGTGTCTCTGACATCGGCATATCAGCAGGTATTTGCGGTCCTCTTTTCTTTCCCTTATCACTGCGTTCCTTCCTTATCCTCTTTTGCTCTTCAACAATGCTCTCAATGGCGACGGCTTGAGTAGTTAGATTGCGTTGGATTTGAAACTGGTCTCCAGAAACAATCGGAGTCGCAGGAGGTGCCTGTCTCGAAGCATATCCACCAGCCAAAAAACTAGCGGGAGTCATTCCACCTCCACCTCCAGTACCAATTAATCCACCAGGAATCGGTCTATTGAATCCTGTGGCAAATTTAGGCAATGGTTCTTGGACGACCAACCTCATCTTCTTCGGCTTCTTGGCTTTGGGCTTCTTCTTCTTATCCTTCTTCGGTGGCATATATATAATTATCAGATATAATTATTTATTCGTCTTCGCTTATATTTAGTTCATCGAAGTTCTTGTAAAACTTGTTTGTCCTCGCATTATACATGAGGAACGAATATGGCTTATCAAAGACAAATTCAAAGAGAGTTTTAGTATCCGCCTTTGACATTCCAAATACTTCCTCTCCGAAGTTATCCATTTCCACCATCGATTTTGGTTTGAAGAGGACTATGACATCGATAAGTGACCTGAGTGATTTTGCTAAGGAACGCTGATTGAGAGCAGAAATTATTATATTCAATTTTAGATGCCTGTGTTTGTTGATAAGTTTCCTAAGCATATACTCGGTTCGTTTCAGTTTGAGTTGCTCGGAAAAATCGTCGATTACGAGACAAGAGTTACCGCCATCCGCTTTCACTTCGATTGCTTTCAGAGCAATCTTTTCAAATGTCTCGGGACTAAGGTCATGGAATACTCGAGGATGCCCTTTGAAAACATGGTCTTCCTCTGAATTGAAAACTTCCTCTGGTGTCACATATGAGACCGAATCAAATACCTTCCTATATATTCGGTTCTCACCAGTTGCCTTAAACAAGTTATTCATGAATGTAGACTTACCTGAACCCATGGGACCGCTAACGAAAATGACGCTGTTCTTATTTGGGAATGGTGGAGGCACACCAAGAGCATCGTCTATATTCTGTTTTGATGGTTTGATTTTCAATTTGCTTTCATCAACTACTTCAATCTTCATATATTAATATATATGGATATTTAATTATTATTCAGAGCGATATTGCTTACTTGGACTGGGAGATAGACCCATCCATCATGTTGTAAGTAATGACCTGGTCGTAAAGAGCGAATGCGTCGCAGACCGACGCAGACGCCGTAGCATAATGCGTAAGGTTCAAATACACATTGCTAGAGTTGAGGTCGCGACCAGATATCAGAGCCGACCCAGCCGAATCCTGGGACTCGAAGTTGAGACCGATGAAGAAGGAGCCCGTTCCTGCGGTTCCAGTCAAATCCTCGTAGTTAGCCTCAGCGAAGACAACCTGGAACAGAGCAGAGTTCGTCCCACCGAATACCTTCATCGCCTCGCCAAGAGCCTCACCAGCATAAACACTGGTCGCAGAATCCGCAACAAGAACAGGGACGGACGGCACATTCGCTCCATCGACCTGGAAGAAGTAAGACGCAATCTGAGGAAGGATGCGGTCACCTGGCACATTCTCCGTAGCGGGAGAAGAGATGTTCGTAGAGAGCCTGAAACAACACAGAAGAGCCTTGACACTGCTAAACCTGGCAGGGATGAGGACGCTGTTGGCGGTAGAGGCAGAGATGGTCGCCTGGTAGTTGTTGACGGAAGTCATGTGCTGTTTCAGCATTCCTCCGCCCTGTGCGATAAGAGCAGACATGGTGGCAGAGTCAAAATCCATAATCTCGAGTTGGAGTTGGATGTTGGAAAGTTTATAAACAGCCGTTCCAGAGGAAATCGTAAGAGCGTTGTTGCTCGTAGCAAGAGTGAGTTTGACGCGAATTCCATCCACACAGGGGCAGTACTGCTCGGCTCCGACTCCTAGAAGACCAGAATACAAAGGCTGGACGCAACGAACAGGGACTCCGTCAGTATCAACAGCACCAGAAATAGTCTTACCCGCCTTGAGCGTCGAGGTGTGTCCGTTCATAATAGAATTTACCGATGTCGTGCGACTAAGAGACTGGCAATCCTCAACGATACCCGCATAGGTCGCATAATTCAAAAGATTCTCGACTTGCTGATTCTGGACTACGACCTCCATCGCCTGAATGATGGACGACCCAGAGCCGTTTGAAAGCGACGCAGTGGAAGCAACCGACGAGTTGGCAAGGACATTGAAAACCAACTGAGTCGCGTTGGTCTGAATGAAGGAATTCCTGGAAGCAGGAATAGAAAAGAAAATATCAGAAGTAGAAGCAGAAGAGGTGTAAGTCGAAAGATTGTCGGGCTGGACGGAAATCCTGCGGGAGCGACCTCCCTGAACTCCCTTATACTCGGACAAATCAATTTCGCGGGGAACGACGGGAATGTAAGTAGCCATTATAGTTTATCGTTAGAAAAGAATTTTTACGATTCAACATTTGGTTCCACCTTCCTTAAAGGTATTTCAATTCTTGGTAAATTTGAGCCTAGTGGCGGAATATCGCAAGTGAATTTTGACATGTCAATATTGTTCGCAGTTTTCAAAGCCATCATCAAATCCATTCGCTCCTCTAACTTCTTGAGCCTAAAGTAAATGCTCTCCATCTCGGCAACCCGAGTGGGCGGTTCGGCAATCTCAGTAGAAACTTCTCCTAAACGAAAATTATCCATATATATACTTATGCGGATAATTTTTTATGCCTAATATTCCTCAAGTTCGGTAATCTCGAAAACGATACACAAACTAGCAATATCACTGCTGTAACTGGCGGAACTCATTTGATAAAATCTTACAACGAAAGGCGAAGTGCTTATCTCGTCTGTGTAATACTCAATCGGCAGGGAGTATGTGGCACCAGATGATTCGGTTGCTGAAGTATCATATCTTTGTGTTATGCCTAAAACGAAGTCATTCGTTTTCATTCCTGTTGCCTGATTACCTGTTAATCCGTCAGTCCTTGGTCCGCTAAAGATTCCATTAGCACCTACCAATCCCTGAGCCACATATATACTCGGACTAGCATCTGTTGCTAAAGAATCTAAGTCAGCCAACTGAATCACTCGAACTCTGAAGCGATTCTTAGGTTGGCGTTTATAAACTCGGTAGAAGGCAAATGTAAAGTTGGTTGCTGAGGAGGATTGGAAAAATGTTTGTTGTGTCTTCGCGACTTCCTTTTCGGGCATTATATATAGATGGGATATAAAAAATTAACTTAAAACCCACCTTTGGGAAAGGTGGAGCCAAACATGAAAAAGGAGAGGTGCGGAGAACCTTGGTTCTCTGCTTAAAAGAGTCCGCTCAACTTCTGTCCCAACTTCGCTGTCTTTTCCAATGATGGTCTGTTTACAGCATCAACTGCTTCACCAGCGACCTTCAACGCTTTGCGTCCAGAACCAAGTGCCTTCGCACCAAGACCCGCTCCGACTCCGATACCTGCTACAACAGGAGCAAACTCTGCTAACGGCGTAAATGCTAACGCAGGTGCGAGATATTTGGCTCCCGTAGCAACACCCGACGCAACCTGCTGAAGTACTGGTAACGCCTTGCGTTCAATAAACTGACCCGCTGACTTGAGTCCCGCTAACACATTTTTCGGCTGTAATGCCCTGTCTGCCTTGACGGCAAAGTCTGTAAAGCCTCGTTTTAGATTTTTGCCAAACTTATCAAAAGCACTGAGGAATCCCATTATACTATGTTATGATATATTTATTTTTTTGATTTTGCCTGTCTATCCAACTCGGCAATATTGGCTTCGAGTTCTTGTCTTGCTTGTAATGTTCTCATATTCTTAATCTCATTGGGTTTCTCTTCACCAATAACTTTGTCAGAGTAATCAACTCGGATAACCAAGAACCATGGTGGGTTTCCTACTAGTTCAAGTTGGCTGTAATCATCATTCAACAAACGAACTCGTAAATAAGTCAGTTCGCGATTCGCAATTTGTGAGTAGAATGGGAAGGCATTAAAGTATTGGAGAATACGCAGAGGAGCACATGTGATAGGAATACGGGCTAAGGTCGCTCCCGTCCTTCCTGAATTATCGCGATTGGTCGTTGTCACATTTTCAATTTGGATGATTATCCCGCTAGTCGATGTGAGATTGACTACATTGGTAAAGGTATGCGGATTCAGATATGTTCCTGCTACGAATCCGAGAATGGATGAAGCCGAACCACTTATAACTACATCAGCCGTCGGATTAATTGTTACCTTAATTGTGCTTGGAACTGGGAGAAATTCAAACTGGATTCCAGAATTAACGCCGTTCAAATAGGTTATCATAGTTGATATGGTATAGTTTCCAACTGGGATTGTATAAGTTACTCCATTGACTACCATCACATTGTTCTTGCTGTTTATCATGTAGATGCTGACTGGAATTGACGCTTGTTCGAGTCCGATAACGAAATGTGCCAACTCTGAATTGCTTAGCAATAGTGGGTCAAAGTAAAAGGTTATGTCTGTATTTAGCGTTGTGCTATTTACTACTTGGTTGCTTCCATTGCTTGATAAAAATATTTTGCTCGATGACCTTGTCTGTGAATGATTTACACTCATTTAATATATCTGTATATTATAATGGTCTTAACTTACAAAAACAAGTTCAATTTGAAATATGGCTTCCCTCGCGATGAACCACATTCGCTAAAAGAGATTGCCAAGATTACTGGGTTTAGGCTCTCTGGTCTACAGGTCATTTTCGATAAAGGTATCGGAGCATACAAGACCAATCCAGCATCTGTTCGCCCTCAAGTCCGCTCTCCCGAGCAGTGGGCTTTTGCTAGAGTTTATAGTGCCGTCATGGGAGGCAAAGCGTCTAAAATAGATGAATCTCATCTAGTTAAGAAATAGGAGGAACTCGTCGTTCCTCCTTACCACCATACCATTAAGGAGAGGTGCGGAGAACCTTGGTTCTCTGCTTTAATTGGCTCTACGAATGTACTGCCTCGGAGCCTGAGGAGGCTCAGGCTTAGCCTCTGCCTTCTTGTTCCTTCCATTGCGAATAATAATCGTCGGAGCAGGAGCAGGTCCATCGCTGTCAGAACCACTGCTGTCATCTGATTCAAACTGGATGATAGTTGGCTTAGGTTCCGCTCTCTTCAGTTTCGGCTTCGCCACAGGAATGGGTTCTGGTTGTTTTGCCATGGGTGCTGGGGCAGGGGCAGGAGGCGGAGC